AGAAGCTCCTACACTAGGAAGCATTATTAAAGTTTATTTTTATAAAGGATATTATAATGATACTGAATTTGTTAATATAGATCCTCCAGTAGAACCAGGAGATCTTTTACAAATACGCAAAGATTTATTAAATAAGTCTCCCCAAAGACAGCAAACAAGAACAGTTAAGAAAATTTTAACTTCTGATTCTGTAGAAACAGAATTATATAATAAATTAGGTTTATCAGAAAGTTCATCTCAAATTAGATCTATTTCTTGGACACCTCAAAAACAAGATATTATCATATCTGGAGAATATGTAAACAAATCAAGGTATTCTCAGAGGTCTACATACAATCATTTTGTGGGTATTGGAACAACAACTGGAACTTTTGTTGGAGTCAATACTAATGTAGTTGGAATTGACACCACTGTAGGAATTGGAACATTAATCACTATTGGTGATTATGTAGAATCTGATTATACTGGAGTAGGAGTTACTGTAACTTCTATAGGTGCAAGTTTTATTGGTATAGGCAAAACTTATTACACTTCAGATTCTCCAGCAGGAACAAATACTTCTACAATTTCTATCTGGAGAAAATCTTAATAAATAACATAAAAGTGTCCATAAAAAATGCCAGCTATAATAACTGATAATTTAAAAATCAGAACATGTACTAATTTTATTGACTCTGTTGAGAATGGTAACTATTATTGTTTTATAGGATTATCAAATTATAGTGATTATTTTTCAGACTGGAACAGCAATACTCCAGACCCTGTAGACAATTTAAATTATTTAAATGAGCACAGGAATACAATTCTTGGTGTTAAAAAAATAACAACATCAGATACAATTAGAGTTATTCCAAAAGTTCAGTGGACTTCTGGGTTGAAGTATGACATGTATAGACATGATTATAGCAGATACAATTTGACTCCAATCACAAATTCTACAAGATTATATGACAGTAGATTTTATGTAATAAACAGAGATTATAGAGTTTATATTTGTATTAATAATGGTGCTGCTCCTTCAAATCAAAATAAAGGAGTTATTTCAATAAATGAACCTGTCCACACATCAGAATCTCCAGAAACAGAAAATGATGGATATACTTGGAAATATTTGTACACTATTTCTGCTTCAGATGCCTTAAAAATTGATTCTACAAATTATATTTCAGTTCCAAATAATTGGACTACAGCAACTCAACAAGAAAATTCTGAAATTTATAGAATCAGAGAAGCAGCAGAAAATGGTAAAATTGAAACAATTTTAGTTGAAGATTCTCAACCATATTTAATTCCATCAACTTCTAATATTATAAATGATATTCCTATTCTTGGAGATGGTTCTGGAGGATTAGCATCAGTAACTTTTAACGAACAAGGAAACCCCATAAAGGTTACTGTTACTAATGGAGGGTCTGGATATTCTTTTGCAACTTTAGATTTAGATTCTGTAGTAAGTGCCCAAGGAACAAAAGCAGTATTTAATGTTATTATTCCTCCTGCTGGTGGTCATGGTAAAAATGTTTATGCAGAGCTTGGAACAAACAGAGTTTTAATTTATTCAAGAATTGAGAATACTATAACAAACCCAGACTTTATAGAGGGTAACCAGTTTGCAAGAGTTGGGATAATTAAAGATATTACTCAATTTGGAAGCACTACTGCATTCACTGCAACAACAGGAACTGGAGTTTATGGAATCTTAGTAGATGGTACATCAGCATCTACAGAACCAGAAGATTCTGTAATTACACAATCTCAAACAAATTCAACTGCAAGTTTAGTAAGTGCAGTATCTATTGGTTCTTCTACTGTAATTAAGTACACTAAACCAATAGAATATTATATTGATACTTATTCTTCTGAAAATATTACAAAAACTTTTGATAGATACTTAACTGGTGGAGTTGGGTTAACAACAACTTCAAAGTATTCTTATTCCAATTTTGATGCAAGTGCAATTACAATAAATGGAAATAATTATAATGTAGTGAGTTTTTCAGGTGCTCAGTTGGGAGACACCTTTTTGGGACAAACTTTTTCAGAGGGACTTGCAAATCCAGATATAAATACAAAGAGTGGTGAGATTGTATATGTTGATAACAGAGTTTCTGTGTCAAGACAGTCTCAACAAAGAGAAGATATTAAAATTATTATAGAGTTCTAAAATGCCCCAAAGCACAAATTTAAATAAAAGTCCTTATTTTGATGACTTCAGTGAGGACAAAAACTACTATAAGGTTTTATTTAAACCAGGAACTACTGTACAATCAAGAGAATTAACTACCTTACAATCAATTTTACAAAATCAAATTGAAAAATTTGGCACTGCTTTTTATACAAATGGTGGAGTAGTAATTCCTGGGGCATCAAACTATGATGGCAACGTTACTTGCGTAGAAATTGAAAATACTTATAAGGGCATTAATGTAGAAGCATATTATGAAAGTTTAATTGGTGTAACAATAAAAGGAAAAGTAACTGGCATTTCAGCAAAGGTAGTTAAAGTTTTATCTTCAGAAGATTCTGAACGTGCAAATACAACTTTGTATGTAAAATACATTTCATCATCTGATAGTTCAGATGACCAGTCTTTTGTTAAAGAAGTATTTGATGATGGGGAAGAATTAATAACATTATCAGATATTCCTGTTGGAGATTCTTATATCTTCACTAATTCTGAATTTGCAAGAGTTATATCTTTAACTAATAGAAAAGCAACTTCTGTAGGGTCTGCAGCAAATCTAACAGAAGGTGTTTATTTTGTTAGAGGGTATTTTATTGGTGTTGATGCTTCAACTATTATATTAGACCAATATACAAATACGCCTTCATATAGAGTTGGTTTAGAGATTGTAGAAGATATTATAGATTCTGATGAAGACTCATCTTTAAATGATAATGCTCAAGGATTTTCAAACTATGCTGCTCCTGGTGCAGATAGATTAAAAATTACTTTAAACTTATCTAAAAAGTCAATAGATGACTTTAGTGATGATAACTTTATAGAACTGTTTAGAGTCACTAATGGTTTAGTAACATCAATTAAAAAAGATGATAAGTATTCTTTTATTAATGAAATTTTAGCTAGAAGAACTTATGATGAATCTGGAAATTATTATGTAAATCCTTCTGATGTACAATCTTTAGAATCATTAAATGATAATCTTGGAAATGGTGGTCTTTATACAGAAACTCAAAGAACTCTAGATGGTTCTGTACCTTCAATTGATTTAGGATTGTTAAAAGTTTCTCCAGGAAAAGCATATGTAAAAGGATATGAAATTCCCACAAGTAACGTTTTAATAGATTATCCAAAACCAAGAACTACAAAATCAGTAGAATCTTCATCTGCATCTTTTTATGGTGGAGATTTGATTAGAGTCAATAATGTAAATGGTTCTCCAAATCTTGGATTGACTACTACATTTTCAGTTTCTCTGTTGGACCAGAGACTGACTAATCAAGTAGCAACTGGAACAACTGTAGGATTTGCAAGAGTATATGATTTTGAATCTCACAATACTTCTTTTGAAAGTCCTTCAAGTCAGGCAAACTTGTACTTGTTTGACATTCAGACATATACTAACCTGACTTTAAGTGGTTCTATTGCAGAATTAGCAGTAGGTTCATATGTAAAAGGAAAGAATAGTGGTGCCTTTGGATACGCAAAAGACGTCAGTGGAGTTTCTGTAAAATTATATCAAGTATCTGGAAAATTCTCTGTTGGAGAAACTTTAATAGTAGATGGCATAGAATTTTCTCCAACTATTTCTACAGTTAGAGACTATTCAATTGATGATGTAAAATCAATTTATAATCAAAGTGTTGAATTTGTTGCTGATACTTTGTTATCCAAACAAACTTCAATTAATGGACAGTTTACTGCTCAAATTGATTCTGGTATAGGAACTATCACCAGCAATAATGGAGGTTCATTTGCATCAACATTAAAAGTAAATGATGTCTTATCTTTCAGTAGAGCAGGATTAACATCTTCAGTTTATGTTAGAATTACTTCTATAGAAGGTTCTAACAATCAAATTGCTGTTGTAGGAGAATCTACAGTTGGAAATGTTTGTACTGGAAATATTGGTTCAGGTACAACATTCTATCAAATATCAGATTTAAAAGTAATTAAACCACAAATAGTTGCAAACTCTGAATCATCATCTTTATACACAAAATTAAATCACAACAATATTTCAAATGTAAGCACCTTAAACTCAAATGTTTATATTAAAAAACAATACACTGGAGTATCTAAATCTTCTACCACATTAACTCTTCCAACATTAGTAGGAGATTATGTATATGCATCTTTTGACGAAGAAAGATATGTTGTAGTTAATGCTAATGGAACATTAGAAAATCTTTCTAATGCAACTTTCACAAGATCTAATGGCAATAAAGATGCTGAATTTACTAATTTAAGTTCTACTGCAGGTCCTTGTTCTGTCATTACCACTCAAATTAAATCTAATGTAACTAATAAGTTCAAAAAGTTAAACAGATGTTCTTCTGTGGTAATTTCTAAAACCAAATATTCAACTCCTCCAAATGCAGGACTTACCTCAACGTCAATTTATGGAACAAGAGTAGAGGATGCTGAAATATCATTAAATTATGCAGATGTTCTTGAAGTTCAAGGAGTTTTTGAATCTACTGAAACAGAAACTCCTACCCCACCTTGGATTTCATTAACTGGTATTACTGGACCAAATGGAAATACTTTTGATTTAATTTTAGGAGAAGTTCTTATTGGTCAAGATTCTGGTGCAGTTGCAATCTATGCAGAAAATAAAACCTCTAGTGAAATTTATGTAATCTACAAGAATCAAAAGGTATTCTCTGCCTCTGAAGTGGTTTCTTTTAAAGAAAGTGGATATTCAGCAACTGTATCTACAGTAAATGTAGGTTCAACTAACATTACTAATGATTTTATTCTTGATAATGGACAGAGAAAACAATTCTATGATTTTGGCAGAATTGTAAGAAAAAATTCTTCCAAAGAACCATCACATAGAATTAACGTTTATTTTGATAGATTCTCCTTTGAATCAACTGATAATGGAGATGTTATTACAGTTAATAGTTATCCATCATCTGTCAATAAAAATAAAATTGCTACTTTCAATCAAGTAAGGAATTTAGATACTATTGATGTAAGACCAAGAGTGTCTGATTATAATACAGCAAGCACTATTAGTCCATTTGAATTTGCATCCAGAGATTTTTCTGGTTCTGGTTCAAATGCAACTCAAATTTTATCTTCTAATGAAGATTTTGTATTTGACTATTCTTTCTATTTGGCAAGATATGATAAATTAACTTTATCCTCTGTTGGAGAATTTGAATTAGTATTAGGTGCATCATCAGAAAATCCTAAACTACCAACTATTTCTAAAGAAGTATTAGATGTAGCAACTATTATTGCAATTCCATATGTTTATGATATAAACACAGATATTGTTATCCAATTAACTGACAATAGAAGATATACTATGTCAGATTTGAGAGATATTGAAAATAGAGTAGAATCATTAGAATATTATACAAGTCTTTCATTATTAGAATCTACCACTAAAAATCTTCTTATAGAAGATGCAGATGGATTTAACAGATTTAAGTCAGGGTTCTTTGTAGATAATTTTAGTTCTTATGATTTCTCAAATACTGAGTCTTTAATTTACAGAGCTGAAGTACAAGACAATTCAGTATCTTCACCAACAGCAAAAAATCTTGTCAATCTTTCTTTATACTCTGATAACAGTCAAAAAACTATTTCAGAAATTAAATTAAGTGAAACTAATTCAAGCAACTTAAAATTAACTGGTAATAGTTTAACATTATCTTATACTGAAGCAGAGCATACTAAACAACCATTTGCAAGTAGAATCTCAAACATTAATCCATATCAAGTTGTGACTTGGACTGGACTTTTGACATTAAATCCAAGTTCAGATACTTGGACCACTAAAATTTCACAATCAATAAGAATTGCAAGTGGAAGAGGTTCCTGGACTGAGAGTAGAGTTAGCACAAAACCAATAGAATATATTAGATCAAGAAATATTGAGTTTGTTGCCACAAGATTAAAACCAAATTCAAAGTTCAAACTTTTATTTGACTCTAAAGAAATAAGTTCTAATATTGATGGATTTACTTATGTTTTCCCTAAACTTCTTCAGGTAAGTGACGTAACTGGTTCATTCCAAGTAGGAGAAACTGTAACTGCTTATACAAATTCTATTAGTAATAATAATCAAAAGATTTGTACTTTTAGACTTTGTACTCCAAATCATAAATCAGGTACATACAATTCACCAGAATCAGTTTTTACAACAAATCCATATAGCACTTCTTCAGGAATAGCAACAGTTTATGGACCTCAATCAACATTATTAAATGTAGATACATCATCACTTCAGATTGCAAATACATCCAAGTTTTATGGCAACCTTATTAAAGGTTGTAAGTTGTATGGAGAAACAAGTAAATCAATTGCTACTGTATCTCAAAATCAATTAATTGCAGACAATAACGGAACATTAATTGGAAGCATTTTTATTCCAGAAACAACTAAATCTAACTTAAAGTTTAAGACTGGCAGCACTCCTGTCAAGGTAACTCAATCAACCTCATTAGGTGTTCCAGGAGAGTTTGTAAGTTCTGCGGAAGCTGTCTTTACTTCATCTGGAACTGAAATTAAAACAACTACTATCAATTATTATGACCCATTAGCACAGTCATTTATAGTAAGTGATCAGAATGGTATTGTTCCATCTTCAGTAGATGTTTTCTTTGCAAGCAAAGATTCTAATCTTCCTGTTACACTTCAAATTAGAGAAGTTATTAATGGCATTCCTGGAGGACCAGACAAAATAATTGAAGGTCTTGAAAAAGTTTTAAATCCATCTGGAATTACAACAAGTTCAGATGCAAGCAAAGCGACTACTTTTAGATTTGACAATCTTACAAGATTGGAAGGTGGAAAAGAATATGCAATTGTTCTTCTGTCAGATTCATTTGATTATAATGTATGGATTTCAAGGCTTGGAGAAGTTGAAATTTCTACTGCCAAATTACCAGAAGTACAAAAAGTTATTATTAACTCACAACCATCTTTAGGTTCTCTGTTTATCTCACAAAATGCAACTACTTGGACTGCAGTTCAAACTGATGACCTTAAATTTACTCTTAACAAATGCAAATTCTCTACAACAGGAGGAACTGCAAGATTTTATAATTCTAAAGTAGAAGTTGAAGATTCTGAAAATCTTCTCCCAACAAATCCAATTGTAGTTGGAGTTGGTTCAGATGCTCCAAATAATGGATATTTTATGCAAATTATTCATCCAAATCATGGAATGAATTCTGCAAGTAATGTTGTGAAGATTGAAGGTGTTTCAACAGATGTTACCCCAACAACATTAACTGCTGGATATGGTATAACAGAAACTGGAACTATTTCTGTAACAAGTAATTCAAACTTTACCACCTTTGAAGGCCAATCAGTTTCATCAGCAAATCCTGGATATATTTCAATTGATGGTGAGATTATTAAGTATGAAGATGCTTCTGTTGCTGGACAACTTTCAGTCATTACAAGAGGCATACAAAACTCTCCAGTCATAAACCATTCAACCACCACATCTTTAGTTTACAAGTATGAGTTTAATGGAGTATCTCTGATTGGAATCAATACTACTCATACAATTTCAAATTCTCATCCAGTTACTGTAGATTCATACTATATTGGTGTGGGCAAATCATTCACATCATCTAAATTTGGAGGTGGAGACTCTGTATATGCAACTAAAAACAAGTTGTACAATACAGTAGGCATAAGTTCAGAATTTGTTTCAGTCTTTAATGGTACAACTTGTGCTGCATCATTAAGGTCTATTTCTGGACAAAGTGTTGATGGAAATGAATCTCCATTTGCTGACCAAGGTTATTCTTCACTTTCAATATCAAACACAAACATATTCAATAATATTAGATTGGTTGCATCAGAAGAAAATGAAAATCAATTCTTAAATGCAACTCAATTCCCAGGAAACAAATCTCTCACATTAGACTTTAATTTAGGAACTACTGATTCTAATGTATCACCAATTATTAATGTTGAAAAATCTTTCTTAACCATTAATAATAATAGAATTACTCAACCAATTGTTGGGGTTGCTTATACTACTGATAACAGAGTTAATTCAAATGTGGATGACCCACACACATTCATCCACATTACTAATAGAGTTGATTTACTGCAAAGTGCAAATGCCCTGAAAGTTCTTCTGGATGCTTATAGACCAGCAGACTGTGACATTAGAGTTCTTTACAAAACATTTAGAAATGATTCTCCAGACGAAGACCAAGTTTGGAGTTTGTTCCCAGGATACACTAATTTAGATGTAAATGGAAACATAAAAAATCAAGCTTATAATAATGGACTGTCTGATAAACTTGTGCCATCAAGTTTAGTAAATCAATATTTGGAATATGAATATACTATGAACGACTTGGAAGATTTCACAGGATTTGCAATTAAGATTGTGTGCTCAAGTATCAATCAAGCAGTAACACCAATTATTGAAAACTTGAGAGTGATTGCATTAAAATAATGAATAAGTATGCTAAAGTTGAAGGTCACACAAATATTATTAGAGATTTGAAAACAAATGCAATCATTAATACAGACATTCAGGGAATGCAGAATTATATTTCTTCTAAAAACAAAAGGATGAATGACAAACAGGTCATGGATACCTTGATAGATGATGTTGATGATTTGAAACAATCCATAGAAGAAATTAAAGGATTATTGAGGAGCATTTTAAATGGACCCTGAAAAATTAGAACTTGAGACTATTTCAAAATTATTTGAATATGAAAAGATTTCAAGAGAACTTGATACTTGTACTAATATTGATTTAATGAGAAATCTTTGCAAATGTTATGTGAAGTTGTACATGAAGCAAGAGGAAGTTGTAGCAAACTTGGTTAAAGGTTTCTAAATACTTAAAAAGTATAAAATAATGGCAAAACCAGCATCAAGACAAGAATTAATTAATTATGCTTTAAGGCAACTTGGTGCTCCTGTTCTAGAAATTAATGTTTCAGAAGAACAGATAGATGATAGATTAGATGATGCTCTACAGTATTTTAATGAAAGGCATTTTGATGGTGTAGAAAAAATGTTCTTGAAGTATAAGTTTACTCAAGATGATATTGATAGGGGTAGAGCACGTGGTGGAGCAAAAACTGCAGGCATAGTTACCACCACTGCAACTGGACCTCTAGGAACTTATAGTTGGGAAGAAAACTCAAACTACATTCCAATTCCTGATGCTGTTATTGGAGTAGAAAGAGTATTTAAACTTGACAACAGAACTATTACGTCAAACTTGTTTAATGTTAATTACCAGTTATTCTTGAATGATATTTACTGGTTTAATTCCACTGAACTTGTAAACTATTATGTTACCAAAAGATACTTGGAAGATATTGATTGGATTGTAAACCCACAAAGACAAATTAGATTTAATAAGAGACAAAATAGACTGTATATTGATATGAGTTGGGATAGCATTGTGGCAGGAAATTATCTTATTATGGAGTGTTACAGAATCTTAGACCCAGCAAATTATTCCAAAGTCTATAATGATTATTTCTTAAAACTGTATTTTACAGCATCCCTTAAAAAGCAGTGGGGACAGAACTTAATTAAATTCCAAGGAGTTAAACTTCCTGGTGGTGTAGAACTGAATGGACGTCAAATCTATGATGATGCTGTCAAAGAATTAGAAGATATTAGAATGAGAATGATTAGTGAGTTTGAAACTGCTCCATTTGATCTTATAGGATAATATGTTAAATCCATTTTTCATACAAGGCACATCAGGGGAACAAAGTCTTGTTCAGGATTTAATTAATGAACAGTTGAAAATGTATGGCATAGAAGTTTATTATATGCCACGACAATATATTACTGAAGGAAAAGTCATAAAAGAAGTCCTGTATTCAAAATTTACTTCTGCTTTTCCTATTGAAGCATATCTGGTCAATTATGAAGGATTTGACCCTAACAGCATTTTAATGAGTAAGTTTGGGGTTAAAATTACTGATGAAATGAACCTCATCATTTCAAAAGAGCGATTTGAAACTTATGTTGGTGAACTGATGAAGGGTATTAGTAATGTAAAAAATGCATTACGACCAAATGAAGGTGATTTAATTTATATTCCATTAAGTGATAGCTTTATGGAAATCAAATATGTTGAAAATAGAAAACCATTTTACCAACTTCAGAAGAATTATGTCTATGAGTTAAGATGTGAACTTTATGAACTTGAAGATGAAGAGATCGCAACAAGTTTGCCTGAAATTGATTCAGTAAGAACCTATGATGCAACACTTCAACTTTCTGGAATAGGAGTAACTGCAACAGCAAATACATCTCTTGTATCAGGTGCCATTCAGAAAATAACTGTTATTAATGGTGGATATAGATATTCTTCAGTACCAACTGTTAATATTTCTGCACCCCTTTCTGGAAAAAAGGCAAGATTTGTTGGTGTGATGACAAGTAGAACTGCTTTACTTTCATCTCAAAGTTTAGGTACGATATACATAGAAGATCCTGGATATGGATACAATCCAAACAGCACGCCAATAGTTTCTATTGTTGGAGGTGGTGGATACAATGCAAGTGCAACAGTTGGTATAGCAACAACAGGAAGTATTGGTCCAATTTTTCTTTCTAATATTGGTCAAGGATATGTTACTGAACCTGTTGTAACAATATCTGGTCCTGTATCTGGAGGAACTACTGCTATTGCCAAAGCATTTTTAAATGGCACTGGAGGCATTTCCACTATTAGAATTGTAAATGCAGGTTATGGATATACACAAACTCCAACCATTACTATCTCTGCAGGAAGTTCTGTATCTACTGGCAACTTCCTGTTTAATGAAATAGTCACAAGCACAGTTTCAGGTGCATCAGGAAGAGTTACAGATTGGGATGCTGAAACTAAACAACTTAAAGTTACTGGTTTTGGAACTAATTTTTCTGTTGGAGATGTAATTGTTGGTGCTGCATCAAGTGCAATCTATGTTGTCTCAAGGGCACCACAATATGATGCAGCAGAAACTTATGACTCATCTGATGATATTCAAGATGAATATGATGATATTGTAGATTTTACAGAAGTCAATCCTTTTGGGGAGATTTAAATTAAATAAATAGAGGTAAAGGAATTTAGTAGAAGTCATGGCTATTGGACCTCAAGGTAGAATAGGACCACAAGGATCAAGAGGACCACAAGGATCAAGAGGACCACAAGGATCAAGAGGACCACAAGGTGCTATTGGACCTCAAGGTAGAATAGGGCCACAAGGTGCTCAAGGTGCACGAGGACCTCAAGGTGCACAAGGTGCAAGAGGACCTCAAGGAGCACAAGGACTACAAGGTGCAGCAGGACTTCCAGGATCAAAAGGTTTAGTAGGTCCTCAAGGTGCACGAGGACCTCAAGGTGCACAAGGATTATCTGGTTCAGGGGGACCACAAGGATCAAGAGGACCACAAGGTACATCAGGTTCTGCAGGAACTCTTGCAAGAACTACAATAACTGGAACAACAGCTTCTATAGCAAATGCTGCTTCTGCAAATATTACATTAACTGGTTTCAAGAGTTACTTGTTATCAAAAATTGCAACAAGTCATGCAGCATGGATTACTTTATATGTTTCTAATGCTGCAAGAACTGCAGATGCTACAAGAGGTGAGCAAGTTGATCCATTACCAGGGTCTGGAGTAATTGCTGAAATTATCACCACTGGAGCAGCAACTGTATTACTTACTCCAGCAACTATTGGATGGAATAATGATGTTCCTCCCAGTACAAGCATTTATGCAAAAGTCGTTAATAGATCTGGAGCTTCTGCTGCAATAACAGTTACATTAACTGCAGTTCAATTAGAATCCTGATATGGAAAAAGAATACGTAGTCACATTAAAAAATTATGATGATTTAGATTCTTTTTATGATGAAATGGAAACACAGGGAAATTGTTTTCCTCATAGAGTTCCAGAAAGAGAAATTGCATGTGTTAATAAAAGACCTATTAGTAGAAATACACATTACTTATTGACTGACGAAGAAGCAGAAACTTTGAGAAAGGATAGAAGAGTTCTTGCAGTAGAACTTCTTCCATCAGAACTTGGATTAGTACCTACTCCATATCGAACTCAATCTGCAACTTTTCAAAAAAGTTCTACAATTACGAGCACTGAAAAAAATTGGGGATTGCGTAGATGTATTGGAGCACTTGGACAACCATTAAGTATTAATAAATGGGCATTTCCTGTTCCTACTGGAGGATCTAGCACATCATTTGCAACTATAAAAACTACAAGTTCTGGAAAAAATGTAGATGTAGTCATTGTAGATTCTCACATTAATCCCCTTCATCCAGAGTTTGCTGTAAATGTTGATGGTACTGGAGGAACTAGAGTCAATCAATTTAATTGGTTCCAATACAGTTCTGCACTAGGTTATACAAGTAGTGGTTCTTACAGCTATGCAAATGTATCTTCCAATCATGGAACTCATGTTGCAGGAACTGTAGCAGGAAACACACAAGGTTGGGCAGGAGATGCAAATATTTACAATATGGAATTTGATTATGCTGGGGCAGTTTCAGGAGCTCCAGCTGCTGGTCAAATTACAACAACTGATTGGCCTTTATATATTTTTGATTACTTGCGTTATTTTCATAAAAATAAACCAATTAATGCCACAACAGGAAGAAGAAATCCAACAATTACTAATCACAGTTGGGGATATATGATAACAACTCCTATTAATTTAAGTAGCATTTCCTCTGTAACTTATAGAGGAGTGACTAAAACTGTTACTGGAACTAATCCTCAAAGAAAGACAACATTAGAAGCAAATGGAGTTCCAGTTCCAACAGGAACATCTCTCCTTAATACTCCTCAAAGATATCCAGCTTTGGATGCAGATATTCAAGATGCCATAAATGATGGTGTGGTAGTTATTGGGGCAGCAGGAAACAGTCGTTGGAAAATTGATGTTCCTGGAGGAACTGATTATAATAATAGTGTTACAACAACCGGAGGTTCTATAATTTATCATTCTCAAGGAAGCTCTCCAGGGGCTGCTAATAATGTAATTTGTGTAGGATCACTGGGAACTGATCCAGATTTAGAACAAAAATCAGATTTTAGTAATTGTGGACCAAGAGTTAATGTATATGCACCTGGATCTAATATAATTTCATCAGTTTATAATTCATCAGCAGCATCTGAATTTAGTATTACATTAGCAAATGATCCCAGAAATGCTTCTTTTAGGATAGGATCTATTTCAGGAACCAGCATGGCTAGTCCTCAAGTTGCTGGTGCTATAGCATGTTTAGCAGAGCAATATCCAAGAATTAATAATTCATTTGTTTTGAAATATTTGACAGAAAATTCTCAACCAGCAGTTTATCAAGGAGTTGGGATTAACACTTCACCTTACAGAAATACTCAAGGATCTCCAAATAGACTTTTAGTTTATAAAGAAGAAAGATTAATTCCAGAGTCTATAAAATCTTTCACTTTAGATCCATATGGTTCTGTAATAACTCAACCAAGAGATAGATTTAATACAAGAAGCTCATCTACATTAAAATATCCAAGAAGAAACGTTAGTTTTTCTAAAATATCTGAGTAAATTTAATAAATATAAAATAAACAAAAATAATTATGTTTGGGCATTATTTTTATCATAAGTCAATACAGAAAACTGTAACTGCATTTGGCACATTATTCAATAATATCCAAATCAGACATTTTAATGATGCAGGAGAACCTATTTCTGTATTGAAAGTTCCCCTTGCTTATGGTCCAACACAAAAGTTTTTGGCAAGAGTTAATCAGCAACCTGCAGGTGATAGAAAGGTTGCTATTACGCTTCCCAGAATGTCATTTGAAATGACGTCTATTGATTATGATTCTCAAAGAAAATCATCAGTCATACAGACATTTTCTTCTCCAAGAAAAGATGATGGAACTCCTACAAAAGTTTATAATCCAACCCCATACAATATTGGATTTGAACTCAATATTATGGCAAAACTTCAAGATGATGTTCTTCAAATTGTAGAGCAAATCCTTCCATTCTTTCAACCAGCATTTAATGTTACTGTAAGATTAGTTCCTGAAATTAATGAGTCCAGAGATATTCCTGTTGTCCTGAATAGAGTTGGATTTAGAGATGACTATGAAGGTGATTACACTACAAGAAGGATTCTGATTTATACTTTAAGTTTTACTGCAAAAACACATCTGTTTAGTGAAATTCCATCTAATAGTCAAGGACTTATTAAAAAGGTTCAAGTTGATTATGCAACTGATGCATTATTGAGTGCAAGAAGAGAAGTCAGATACACTGCAACACCTAAAGCACTTGAAGATTATAATGAAGATGGCAATATTGATTCTTTAGATGACCCACTCATTCCATTTGGCGATGACTTTGGATTCAACGAAGAGATTATAGATTTCCAAGATTTTAAAGAATATAGTAGCAGTCAGGGAACTGATGTAGATATATAATATATGGA